GTGATGTGCAGAATTTATAGAGTATAACAGATATTGTATTACTTTGCAACCTCCACCAAAACTTCTTGGGTAAGTTGTGAATAAGGGAGAACATGTACGTTCTCAGCAATATCACCACGCTCCTGCGATTTCAGGAGTTTACGAGTGAACAACTTGGTACACTTATCGGTTTCTTTCTTACCTTCAGTGATGTAAAGTACGGTGCAAGAACCATAGCAACCATCACGCAGTTTCTCCAGATCGAAGAACACTTTCTCTTCAGTAGTGCCACTCTTGTCACCACCTTTTAACTCTACAATAGCATCTAACTCTGGACAATATCCATCGGTGAGAAAGTAACTGAACCCACATTCAGCATACTCTTCAGGCACAGGGTGTTTAATAGTACCCTCATAAGGGATGCCAAGTTTTTCACAGTCACCTTTCTTTTTTACAAGAGTGAGACCATTTTGAGTAAAAAACTCACGGAGCATTTTCTCACGCTCTGCACCAGAACGTGCTGCCCCATGAGTATCGTTTTTATCTTGGTTGAGATAAGACATAATAACTTAGGTTCACAACTACAACACTTTCAAGGTGAGTAACTTTTATCAGGCAATATTCAGCAGAGTTTTTGCTTCCTCTCCTACAATTGCATTGACAGACTCAGCCCATGCTGTAATAGTGCTGACTTCATAACCATCAGCAAATGCACGTTCTACTGCTGCCTTACCAAGAACAGCAGATGTTCCCTCTCCATACTTTACACTTTGAGTACCACCGACGTTTTGATCAACTCCACCGGCAATACCTGCATAGGTTTTCATTGTGAGTACCAAATAACTACCATCTAGTTATAGCACATCATGTACACTTTGTCTAGACTTAATATATTCTAACTCATGCCAATACCAACTTTGACATACAACTAAAACGTGTGTTTTCTTATGTTTCTCATTCTTTGTATATTTACAATGTGGTTTATCTTTTACACCTACTTCGATACTTAAACTTTCATCGCAGATAAAATATACCCAACCTTCAGTTACTCTTCCAAGGGAATCTGTCCATTTTACATAGTCATTGAGTTTGGGTCGATAAGTCATACAAACGCTGCCTCCAATGGGTTGAGATTGAGTTGCATAGCAGTGTAAGGTCTGGTATCAAAAATATCTACTTCATCTCCACACTTCTTGTGGTTAATGGGAGCGTAGTATTGTTGTTTCTTTGTGTTGTAGAATCCCCAAATACATTTGACAGGAGCACCACTGTTGAATACGTATTCATTATGATTGCAAATCCAAATAGCAAGTAAGTTACGTTTATGTTCCTTAACTTCATAAGAATATCCTTTGGGTGGTTCATGTGTAAATGATGGGGGAAGTTCAAACATCAGGTGGTAAACTCTTCAATAATACGGGAATCCAAGTTTTCAGCGAGAGCGTAAGTGCGCGACTTTAGAATATTCTCACGCAAATTTGCATAGTATTGTTGGTTGAAACCATCATCACTATCTGAAATTAAGTCAAAACATTCATCATCATGTTCTGCAATTACATTCCACAACCCACCATATTCAGACTGCGGAAAAGGAACAAAGTGCTCAACAATGTAAAAATACTTGGTCATCAGTTTGTGTAAATTACTCTTCGAGTTTAGGATAAAAAGGGGTGTTAGTCAAGTTGCAAAGTTGCCTTTCTAACTCACATTTTACAGAGATAAGATGGGAATACAAAAAGGAATTGTATTCATTATCTTCAAGTAGTTTAGTCAAGTTATCTACCTGATGCAGAGCAAGGATTAACCTTGTTTGTTCGCACTCTAGTTTTTTCATAGCGGCAGTTTGGCAACTGATTTCTTCTTCCGATGTCTATCTATAAAGTTCATAGCAGACTGACGATTGCGACAGACTTTGAGAACATTTGCTTGATGAACTACTGCGAGTTGTGTGTCACTGCCACCAATAGGAACAGCAGCATACATCATAGGGTCATCATGTTTTCCAACGATGAACCCTTCTTCTACTGGTTTTGCATCTAGAATAGTAGACTTTGTTTGAGTAATTTTCATCCAAATACCTCCTCATAAGTCATATTTTCAATACGCTTTACTTGTTCAGAATATGGTTTAGGGTTCTCTTTAGGGTCAAGAAAATACCTATACATTGCACTACCTGGTGGTGGAAGGTTAGCAATCATTCTCTTTTTAGCAAGCATCAATTCATGTGCTTTTCTATATCGTTCTGTTGCTTCTTGAAAGTTCATCGACGGATCTCTGAAATGGCAGGTTGACCTTGGTGAAATACAGTATCAACAACTGCCTGCACTTTGCGAGCAGTGGTGATACCAACTTTATCATAAGTGGGGACACAAACAAGACCAAAGGTCTTCTCTTTACCACCCAGTCGGATAACCCGACCGATGGACTGACTGATACCAATGTAGTCCATGTTGCGCATGAAGATAACAGCTTCAAGACCACTGACGTTGATACCTTCAGACAGAATGCTGTGGTGAATAACAACAAACTTCTTGGTAGCATCCTTGCCCCAAGCATTCAGAGTCTCGAAGAACTTCTCACGGTTGACTTTCTGTCCATCGATGATTGCACCAGTCTTAGAGGTGATGGTCATCCAAGAATAACCACGCTGATACAACTCAGCACAGAAGTCAGACTGTGAAATAAGGTTGATGATCTGCTTTGTAGTGCGAGCACAGATGAGAGTTTTGTTGATGTCATTATCATCAATAGTTTCCAACAGGTTGTCAGAATCATCAGCATACATCACCTTACGACCTTGAATCATAGGCAGTTGCTTGACAACAACTTTAGGGGGCAGAATGTATCCACCGTCAACCAACTCAGGGGCAGGAACATTCACCAGAACCTGACCATAAACCTCAGGGTCATTCATCCCTGGTTTAGATACAGTAAGAGAATGCTTAGGAGTAGCAGTGAAGAAGTAGCAACGATCAGAATCAGCAGCAAAGTATTCTGTAGCAGGGAAAAAGTTTCTCTGCACTGAGTTATGTGCTTCGTCAAAATAGATCGTATTGACCTCAATATCTGCCTCCTGCACACGATGAAGAGAGTGATATGTGGTAAAAATGACTACATTCTCACCAGCAGTTCTAGCAGTATTTACAAACAAATTGACTTTTTCTGCCTTGGTTGTAGAGAAGTGTGACGTTTCTCCACTGTGAACATGCAGAATGTGAGTGTTAGCAGTGTCAATAACCTCCAGAAACTCACTGCACAGTTGTTCTGCCAACAAAATGCGGGGAGCAACAACAACTGTAGTGGTGCCGTTAGTGATAACATCATGACGACGTTGAGTGTCCATGATCATCGTCAAAGTCTTGCCACCACCAGTGGGCACAATCATCTGACCTTTGTTGTATGCAAGCATACGATCAAGGATGCGTTCTTGATGAGGACGAAGCGTAATCATAATGTGTTGCCTGTGTCACTGGGACACTTTCAAGGTGAGTAACTTTTATTGCAAAAGAATAACCCCCTTAACTATCAAAGTCAAGAGGGTATGTGTCATTCTTCAAGTGGGCCACCAGTTCGCCAATGTTTGCCACAACCTTTAAGTTTATCAACCATATGTTCAGCAAATGCTTCCATTTTGTCAGGATGAATTTGCTGAATGCCTGCATCTTTTACTGCATTTTCAATACTGTCAATTTCATTTTTATTGAGTTTTCGACCTTCAGATGGCAGCGTCATAGAACATTCTCTCAGTTTTTAGTATCTATAGAGTTCCAGAAGTCTTTCCAGTCTTTTGCTGTCGCTTCTGTAATGTTAGGACTATAAGATGAACCGCCATTCCTGTCAAAATCATAGTAGTATTTGCTATGTTTTGTATCATCAGAAGTCACATTCAAAGCATTCAATACTCTCTTACAATGCTTTGCGTGACCATCATAATAGTCAAACGTATCTTTTACAACATCGATGAAGTCATTCAACAACTCATCAGCAGTTGTACTTTCATCTGCCAGATAGTCAAATACAGCATCAGACAGTCGTTCTTTACGTTGTTCAGAATAAGTTTTCATTCTACCCATCTCTTAGTTTTAAGATACTCTAGCACATCATTACGAACATCCATCAACTCATGATAACACAACTGGTTATGAGCACACTGCCGCAGTTGTGGGTCTGGTTTAAGAACACTTTCAACGAACAAGTCTACACCACGATTCCATTTGTCTTGTTTAGACTCGTTAATATCGATACTGTTTTGATCTGTCATGAAAACCTCACAATAGTGTTGTATTATTTAATAATGATCCAATGATCATCATTTGTCTCACTCATCCAGAAGAAGTATTTGTTGCTAATAGACGAAAGAAACATCTTTCCATTCTCACGTTTCTCAATACGACAAGAATGCAAACTATTCATCTCATTAGCAAAGCGATTCTTTGCTTTCTTACTCCTGGGTTTGACGCAAATAAACTCAGTTTTTGTTTTGGTGTTCATGATGTAATTAGATACTTAAAGCTGTCCCATCAACCGGAACAAAGATAGTCTACAGGACTTTTACGAACCTGTCAAACGGTTAGGGAATGCAATTCCAGAACCAAAAGAACCAGGACCAAGACCAAGATACGAATGATAGAGTTTTATTTCCATCTCTCTTGCTTCTTGTTCCCATGGTTGGTCAGAATACT